AAAGTTTCGCGTTCATTAATCAAGAAATACGTAAGAGAAGAAAAAAATGGAACTTAACGTCTTTGAATTGGATGGATTATGATGATGTCTCGCAAATCATTAGGATACATATCTATGAAAAATGGCATTTATATAATGACGAAAAACCATTAGCGCCTTGGTTGAATAGGATCATATCAAATCAAATTAAAAATTTGATAAGGAATCATTATGGTAACTTTGCTAGACCATGCCTTAAGTGTGAAGCGGCAGAAAGCGAAGCGGGCTGCAAGATATACGGAACACAATGTTCAGATTGCCCCTTGTACGCCAAATGGGAAAAAACCAAAAGATCAGCTTACAATATTAAAATACCGTTGGCTCTAGAAGATCATATCCCAGAAGTAAGATCAATAAAATTTAGCGACTATTGCGACACAGAAGGTCAAATTAAAAAAATACATATAAAAATGAAAACAATTTTGAAGCCAAATGAATGGATAGTTTACAGGGGGCTTTACATAGATAACCTAGAGGAAGACGAAGTGGCAAAAAAACTGGGATTTACGTCGAACGAAAAGAATAGAAGACCGGGGTACAAACAAATCAAAAACTTAAAAAAAAGTATAATTAAAAAAACTAAAGAATATATAGAAGAAGAAGGAGCCGAATCGTTATGAAGCATGAGCTAACAGAAGAACAAGAGCAGGTTATCTTAAACGAGTGGAACTCTAGACCAGACTCGCCTCCGTCATTATTAGAACTTATAAAACTAGCCTTTCCTGATCAAAATTTAGACGGAAGAACTAAAGAGGGCAAAGCCGTTAAAGAGTTTCTTGCCACGAAGAGCATACAAGCTAGAGCCTCACATCAATATCAACCTAAAGAAAAAATAGAACTTTCAAATGAGGACGAAACCTTTATTAAAAACAACGTAGAATTTATGAGCTCGGTTGAAATGGCAAGAATGATTTTTAAAAACCCTCAATTAACGAATTTAAATCAAGAGGCGCGGACCATCGGCGAATATATTAGATCTTTAGACGGAGCCGAGGTCTTCGAAAACCCAGAAGAAATACCAAGCGAAGAGTATAAGCCACCTAAAACTTTTGACAAAACGCTTTACAGGGTTAACAAGTACACAAATAACTCCATAAACAAAAGCAAGATTACTAGTATAATAAAAAAAGGTGTTAATGCTTTAATTAATTATTTAAATACTTATAGGTTTTCATACCAAATTAACACTTATACCGGAACGACAGACAGAGAGCTGTTTGAGTCTAGCTTCATAAGATATACGCACGACAAATCAGATTTAAGTCAAGAGGAGGTGGATCAATATATAGTTCTTTCTTCTGAGGTTGTTATTGCCGCAAGCATACAAAGACGAAAAGAACACCTAACGCAACTACTTGACAATATAGTAGAAGATACCGATGGAAGAGCTTCAATGTCTTTAGTTGAAGCCATAGGTAAGACAGAAACAGAATACAATCAATCTGTAAATAGGCAAAGCAAATTGCTAGATTCTTTAAAAGAAAAAAGAAGCGATAAGCTTAGAAAACAAATAAAAGAAAACGCCAGTATACTAAATTTAGTAAGGCTTTGGAAAGAAGAAGAAAGCAGAAAAAAACTCTTACAACTTGCTGATTTGAGGAGAAAAGCCGTAAAGGACGAAGTTAAAAACTTAGCAGATATAGACGAAGTTAAAGCTAGAATCCTTGGCTTAGATGAAGACAGTATATGACCGATAACCAAGCAACTTGCAAAGGGTGCGGTAAGGTATTCAAAACCGATAGGCAGCTTCATGCGCATATAAAAGTGCATGACCTGAGGGTTGTGCAGTATTATCAAAAATATTACCCAAGATACGATCTTCACGATGGGAAAATCATCAAATACAAAACAAAAGAACAGTATTTTTCTACAGATTTTAACTCAAGAACAACCCTAAGATTATGGCTAAAAGATAGAGAAACAGTTAAAGCTAAAGAATATTGCGAAAACGCCATTCTTAAAAGAAAAGATAAAAAAGAATTAATATACACACCCTCTCAGATAGAAATGAGAACAGTCTTGATTCCTCCTATCCAATATTATGATGAAATTTTCGACAATTATTATAACTATTGCGAGTCCTTAGGCTTTAAAAACAAATACCAAAAGCCCACAGAAATGACGCTAGGTAAAGAGTATGAAAAGCCTCAGTATTCTATACATGTAGATACTAGGGAGCAGTTACCTTTAACTTTCGACGATTACCCCACGGAAGTAAAAACGTTATCGGTTGGGGACTATACCTTTAGTGAGCCACGACTCACTTGTAATTGCTACATAGAAAGAAAGTCTTTAGCTGATTTTATCTCAACGTTAAGCGTTAAGAATTTCGAAAGATTTGAAAAAGAGATAATCCGCGCAAAAGAAATGGAGGCTGGCTTAATTATTCTAGTAGAAGACACATTAAACAATGCAACAAAATTTAAATACCTACCCTACATATCTAAAAAAATAAAAGTCACCCCTGAATACATTTTCCATAACGTTAGGCTTTTGATCCAAAAATACCCTCACATTCAATTTTTGTTTGTGAAAGGAAGAAAAGAGTCGAAAAGAGTTATCAAAAAAATATTTTTTAGTGGGTGCTTTTATAAACAAATAGACTTACAATACGCTTATGATTTAAATATTTTGTGATGTGGTACTGTCCTGAAAAATACAAAAACGATAACGCTATAGACGTTAACGAAGAAATGAAGAGGCTAAAGGGCTCCCTTTCGGACCAAGAAGCTAAGATGTCTTTAATTAGATTTCTTCATGGGAATTTAGGGCTAACTACGGAATTGATTTCAGGTATTAAGCTGGCCCCTTATCAGGAAATAACCCTCAGGGGAATGATGGAAAAGAATTTTTCGATGTGCGTATGGGGTCGTGGCTGCGGCAAAACTTTCATCGCTTCAGTATTCTGCTTCTTGCAGTGTATTTTTAATCCCGGAACAAAAATTTTAGTAGCAGGCCCCACGTTTAGAACAGCTAGGTTCATCTTCGAGAATTTAGAAAAAATTGTTGACTCCGAAGGGGCCACTCTTTTAATGCAATGTTTCGGGGCTAAGTCTAAAAGGAACGATCAATTTCAATGGCAAATAAACGAAGGAACCATTACGGCTATTCCTCTTAACGGAGAAAAAATTCGCGGTTTCCGCGCTAACGTGCTTCTGCTAGACGAGTATTTGCTTTTGCCAGAAGACTTGATTAATACGGTGCTTATGCCATTTTTGGTTGCGCCTCAAAATATGAAAGAAAGAATTGAAGTGCGGGAAATGGAAGACGGCTTGATAGACAAAGGCCTAATGACAGAGGAAGACAGAATGGTTTTTGAGAACGATAGCAAAATGATAGCACTTTCCTCCGCGAGTTATACTTTCGAAAATTTGTATAAAACTTATAAAGACTGGACAAATAAGATATACGACAAGGAAGAAAGGGTAGACTCTTCTTACTTCGTCTCTCAAATGGGGTACGAATCTTTGCCAGAACATATGATTGATCATAGCATAATTGAAGCCGCTCAAGACGGAGGCGCTTCGAACGCTTCTTTTCAAAGAGAGTATTGCGCTCAGTTCACTGATGGTAGTGACAGCTACTTTAGCGCAATCAAAATGCACGAATGCACCATACCAGACGGTGAGGAACCAACCACGTTAATTAGAAAAAAATCTGATAAAAAATATGTAGTAGGCATTGACCCAAACATGAGCGATAGCCCTAGTGCAGACTATTTCGGGATAGCTATTATGGAATTAGACGAAGAAAAACAAACGTCTACCCTTGTCCATAACTACGCAGGATTGGGTAATTTAAATAAACACGTACAGTACCTCAAATATATATTAGATCATTTTGACCCAGTCTTAATAAGTGTTGATAATGCTGGTTCAGACATGTTCCTTGAAGCCGCAAATCATTCTAAGCTCTTTTTAGATAATAGAATTAATTTAAAAACAATTGAATTTGACTCTAACAAAGAGGGGGTTGATTATACGAAACAAGTAAGAGATTTCAAGAGAGCTTACAATAAAGAAACAAGTAGCATAGTCTTTAATCAAGTATTTTCTAGTGATTGGATTAGAAAGGCGAACGAATTACTTCAAGCGAATATCGACTATAAGAAAGTCTGGTTCGCCTCCAGAACCACCGCAAATGGCTCAGAATTCGACAAACAAACCATGTCTAAAATAAGCCCAAAACAAGTTAATGAAGAAAATTTGGGAATGTTTATAGAAACTCAAGATAATCTAATATATCAAGTTAAAAAACAATGCGCACTCATAGAAGTTAAAACCACCTCAAGAGGGACACAAACCTTTGATTTACCACAACATTTGAAAAGGAGCACCGCAGCGAGCCGAGCAAGAAAAGATAATTATACAGCTTTACTTTTAGCTAATTGGGCAGTAAAATGCTACTTCGACATGGAGAGCTACAAAGTAGATAATACCGCAACCTTTGTCCCAAGAATGGTGTAATACCAAAATAAGATTTTATTAAACAAAACAAGCCAAAAAAACTTAAAATGAGCGTCCCTAAAAAAGCAACAACGAAAGCAAAGAGATCAAGGAAGAAAAAGTCTGAAGATACGGTGCCTCTGATGATTTCCGAGGCTTCCTCCCCACACCAAAGCCAAGCCTCTTCCGGAAGAACAAGCACAAGGAGAAACGTTTCTAGCTCTATAGAAAGAACCGACAAGTTCGGCAATATCGACAAAGGATTAGTCCCATTTAGGGTAGCTGATAATAAAGGTGGGCTTTCCGTTAGAGACTCGGTAATTCTGTGCCAGAAAGCGTATTATAATTTTTCGGTTTTTAGAAACGCCATAGATTTAATGACAGAATTTTCTGTAGCACCTATTTATTTTCAAGGCGGAAGCAAAAAATCGATAAAGTTTTTCGAAGCATTATTGAAGAAGATAAACATTTGGGATTTGCAGGATCAATTTTTCAGAGAGTTCTTTAGGTCAGGAAATGTTTTTCTTTACAGGCTTGACGCGTCCTTAAAGCCAGCTGACGTTAAGAAAATCTCACAGACTTTTGGTTCTAAAAAAATTAAAATTCCATATAGATATGTAATCCTTAACCCAGCCGATATTCAACTATCTGGTTCTCTAAGCTTTTCCGCTGATGTTAAAAAGTATCATAAAGTCCTTTCAGATTACGAATTAGAAAGGATAAGGAACCCCAAAACAGATGAAGACAAAAAAATTAGAGACTCCCTTCCGGAAGACGTTAAGAAATTGTTAAACTCAGGTAACGTCGTAAACAATATCAACATTCCTTTAGAGGCAGACAAGATTTACGCCGTCTTCTATAAAAAAATGGATTATGAACCGTTTGCCGTACCAATGGGATACCCAGTGCTTGAAGACATCAACTTCAAATCGGAATTAAAACGAATGGACATGGCGATCGCCAGAACAATGCAGCAAGCTGTATTGCTTGTCACCACCGGAACTGACCCAGACAAGGGTGGCGTAAATCAAAAGAATTTAATACACCTACAAAAGCTTTTCGAAAACCAATCTGTCGGAAGGGTTCTTATCGCAGATTATACAACTAAAGCTCAATTTGTATTACCTCAGATTGGCGACCTGCTAGACCCCAAAAAGTATCAAGTTATTAACGCGGATATTAAAGCTGGATTAAACAGTATGATTACTGGTGCAGGTTCGTCAAGCTCGGCAGACTCGGGAGATAAAGCTAGCAGCTTCTCAATGAAGGTAGAAATATTTTTAGCAAGACTTAAGCAAGCTAGAGAAACGTTCCTTAACGACTTTTTAATTCCAGAAATCAAAAGAGTAGCACAAACCGTGAAGCTCAAAAATTATCCTACACCGTTTTTTGATGAGATCTCTTTAAGGGAAAGCACAAACTTCGCAAAAGTTTATAGTAGATTGGTCGAACTAGGCATATTAACTCCGACGGAAGGGTTAAAAGCTATAGAAACCGGAAGGATACCTAATGCAGAGGAATCTCTTATCGCCCAAAAAGAATTCAAAACGCTCAAAAATCAAGGCTTGTATGAACCTATTGTCGGTGGACCCGCTACCCAAAAAGAGATGGCAGATAAAGACCGCAACCTCCAAATGAAGATGCAAGACAAGGGTCTTAAAAGTGCAGAAAAAGTTGCCAAAGAACAACCGAAAGTAATGCCGCCAGCAGACCCAGCAAACCCAGCAAACCCAGCAGGCCCAACTAAAAAGCCAACGACGAAACCGGCTGTAAAGCAGCCCGCAGGTAGGCCCGGGGGTGACGGCGTACCTCAAGAGAAGGAAAGAGAATCAAAATCCTTTTTTAGTTTTAATAAAATAAAAGACAACATGATTCTTTTCCAAGGCCTTGAAAAGAAAGTAGAAGCGCATTTAAGAAAAAGTCATAAAGTCAAAAAACTAAATAAAAAACAAAAAGAAGTAGCAACCCAAGTATCAGAAATAATCATTGCAAATGAAATGCCAGATAACTGGGAGGAGTCAATTGCAGGATATTGCGAAAAACCCGTAGATAAAAATCATGACATTGTCGAAGAGGTCTCCGAGATATGTTTAGAGCACCAAGTCGATACGTTTATGGGAAGTGTATTATATCATAGTAAAACCGATAAGGAGGAAGAAGAAAATGAGTAGCACATGGAATTCAAGAATAGGTAAATTTAAGAAAAAAGATCCAGATCATGGAAAATGGTGGAAAGCAATCAAACGCTGGCTATGTAAAGTAGGACTTTATCAAAACAATAAATGCGCTTGCAGTTGCAAAGGGCGTTCCGCCGCATACAATGATTGCAGTAAAGAAACGTCCGAGAATAAGGATTAAGTTATGAATATCTTTAGAGAAACGGGGTACAAAGATGCGGCTTTAAGAAAGTTCGTTAACACTGGCGTACTCACTTCAACTTTTATCGCCGCTCCGGGAGCAGGAAAGCGTATTTTGATCTGGGATATCGTTGTTTCTGGTGGATCAGAATATATTAGAGAGGGAGACTATGGTAGCGCAAGTCTTATCATGAAAGTTTCAGAGGGGCACACTGGATTTGTTTCCCCGTTAACCCTCGGAGAAAACAAAGGCTTAACAGTGGATTCAACCGGCGGAAACACATATGCTATCACGGTTCATTATAATATAGAGGAAGTATAAAAATGAGCTTTAGAGACTCGGGGAGAAAATCAGCTGGATTAGTT